CTACGAGCCCGCCGGCTTGCCCCGGCGCAGCTTCGCCACGTCCGCGGCCAGCTCGTCCGATTCCGGGCGGTGGTAGTGCTTCGCGGTGAGGTCCGGCGTCGAGTGCCGCATCAGCTTTTGCGCGCGGGGCAGACTGACGCCAGCGCGGTCCAGATCCGTCGCGAACTGGCCCCGGAGCGAGTGGAAGTCGTACACCCGGCCGTCCGGGGCGGTCGGCGGAATGCCCGCGGCCACCAGGTCGGCGCGGATGAGCCGCGCGCCGAGCAGCCACCACGCCTGGGACTCCGCGCCGCGGTTCGGCCAGACGGTCCCCTTTCCCACCGCGGCCAGGATCGGGCGGAGCGCCTCGACGACGTCCGGGCCGAGCGGCAGCACGTCGGTGGCTCGCTTCTTCGTCTTCGCGGGCCGATGAACGGTAACCGTGGCGCCGACCAAATCGAAGTGCTCGGGCTTGAGGCGGGCCAGCTCCGAGGCGCGGAGCCCCGTCGAGCAGGCCGTGAGGTAGAGCGCGTGCCGCTCCGGTCCGGTGAGCCCGTACACCTCCGCCGTGCTCGCCCGGGCGGCCGCGAGGAGCTTGTCCAGGTCGTCGGGCAAGAGCGATCGGCGGACGTGGACACGGTCGTCCGGCCCGGGGCCGCTCTTTTCGAGTCCGGACAGGTGGTCCACCGGCTCGCACTTCTCGACGACGCAGCACCAGCGCGTGAAGGACTTGGCCGCGCCGATGTAGTTCGCGGCGGTGCCGACCGAGATGCCGTCGCCCGATCGGCCGCCGCTCTCCCGCTGCGCCTCGATCCACTCCAGGACCGCCGACGGCGTCAGGTCGGCCGGCTTGGCCGCGCTCACCCCGTCGCACACGGCCTGGGCGTGCCGCCGCTGCCGGCGGGCGCCCTCGTCCGACGCGCCCCCGTGCTTCACGTGGCGGTGCCAGCGGTCCAGGAGTTCGGTGAGCGAGAGTCGGGGCCGGACGGCTTCCGGGGGCAACAGGCCCGCGTCGACGCGGGCGCTGGTGCGGACGAGCTGGGCGAGGAGCGCTTCTGAAGCCGCCTTGTCGGCGTATCCCGGAACGGTCACCTCTTTGCCCTTGGTGTGGTCGAAGTAGGTGACGTACCAGTTGGCCGATTCGAGGCGGCACCGGCCGCCCGGCAGCACGACGCCCACCTGCCACTGCTTCGACTTGCCGCGCCAGCGCACGCACGGCACGCCCTTGACCGTGACCCGCTCGGCCCCGGCGGGGATGGGCTTCGTGTACTGCTTCCTGTGAACGCGCCCCATCAGTTGCTCGCGGCGAGTGTGGCCGGCTCTTCGCGGTCGCTCATGCGGCCCGCGAGTTGCCAGTCGCCCAGCACGCGGACGCGGATCTGTTTGGTGCCCTCCGGCCCCTTGATTTTGACGACCGCCACCTTGTGCCGCCCCGAGTCGTCGACGGTGACCAGTTCGCACCGCACCGCGAGGGGCGCCGCGGGCCGTCCGGTGCGGCCCGAGTACCGCACCCGCTCTTGCTTCCCTTCGGCCAGGTGACTCGTGCCGGTGTCGTCGGTGATCACCAGCCCGCCCGTCTCGAAGTCGTCCTTCTCGCCCGGCACCCAGATCAGCTTACCGAACATGTCCTGCGCTCCCGTTCGCGGCGGCACGACATCCGCACCGCCGACGTGGGAAGCATGGGTGATGGTGGCCGCCTGTTCAAGTGGGCTATGTGTTCCGTTTTCGTTCGGAACACCCTCGTCGTCGGTAATGGTGCCCTGTTTCGGCTCGGGCCGGGGACCCATGACCCAACCGCCGTCCCCGTGCTGGTGAATGATGCCAAGCTCCTGAAGATCGCTTAGCGCGTGCTGAATACTGCTCCGGGGGGCGTCTTTCCGCTGCGTCTTGTCCGGCTCTGCGCGAGCGTACTCGGCGAGCAGCCAGGTCCGAATGGGCTTCGGCATGATCGGGTCCGGCCGGCGGTTCGGGTCGTTCCAGATCGCCACGAACGCGCGGTACACGTCCTGCACTTTATCCGATGTTCGCCGGACTTTTCGCGGCAAGCTCGGGTCGGCCCCAATGTCGTCGTTACGCCCCTTGAAAGTGATGGAGAACGGGCCGCACGTGTAGGTCTCGTCGATCTCGTCGCAACCTGACAGAGCCATTGATCGCGCAAGGTGGGGAACGAACCAGGTGCACAGGTCAAGCGGCTTGGCGTTCGGTCCGAACATCGGGCGTGTCCTTTGAGCGGGGTGTTCCGAAAGCATTTGGAACACATACGGCGGTTGGCAGAGCGCGAATCGTTGGTTAGAGTTCAGTTCGCGTGTGAACGGGTGTCGAGTCGGCCAAAGGAGTGGGACCGTGGCTGTTTCGGACAACAACGGGGACATCACAGAAGAACAGTTCCGGGCATTCGTAACCCGGTACGCGAGGCAGGTCTCACCGGATTGCCGGTTCATCCTCTTTGAGGCGTGGAGCGGCGAGTTGGGCGAGGAAGAGTCGTGCGACTACCGCACGGCGATCAAGATCAAGAGCCCTCCTCCTCTTCCATCTGAAGCTCCGCCTCAGCCCGGTTCATCCAGCCCTCAAGGTGAGTGACCACAAACCAGCCGAGCGCTCGCTTCTTCCTCCCCTGCCGACGACGGCGCTTATTGATCTTGTGAGCAATTTCGGTGAGCCGCTCCATAAACTCGAGCGGCACCTTCAGGTGCGCGGTGTACTTCGGGTCTTCGGCATCGCCACCGTCAGCTAAGGGGCTGTTCTCGTCTTCCGGTTTCGGTGGCTGAAGCGATTTCGCCACAGGCGGCTCCCTGAGCAACAGTTCAGGCACGACACGTCCCCGTTAACAAATCTAATTGGTCACTCATCCACACTTCAACTTTCTTCGCCCAGAATGGCTTGACATTACCGGGGTGAAAAGTTAACTTTTCTACTAGTGGCAAAGGAGAAGGGGTAACAAGCATGCCAACTAATGTGGCTTCCTGGCTCCCGGCGCCCGAGGCGGCGAGGCTGTTTGACATCAACTACAAGCAGCTTTGTGCCCTCGTTCACGAAGGGGTTTTCACCCGCGGCAAGTTCGGCGCGGCCAAGAAGCGGCCCCCGATCTACCTGCGAGTTGCCGAACTCGAAGCGTGGAAGCGAGGCGGCGTTCCCGCAGTCGCGCCGATCAAGGCCGCCTACGAGGCGGAGCAAATCGCACACAGCGGCGGGGGAGCGTGACCCATGTCCTCGCCCGATTTCAATGCCGTCATTGAGCGACTGGACCGGATCGAGGCCGCACTCACGCGGCTCTCGCCCGCTCCCCGCGCTACCGCCGCGCCGACCGCCAAACGCCTGACCTCGGGCCAAGCGTGCGAGACCCTGGGCGTCTGCCGCAACACGCTCCGGAAGTACGCGGCGATGGGCCTGTGTTCGGTGATCCGGCCGAGCGGCCAGCGGGGGCCGAACAAGCGGATCTACTTCCTGCCGGACGAGATCGCGGCGCTGGCCCTGGGTGAGGATGTCGCCCGCGAACACATGGCCCGGAAGAAACGCAAACCACGAAACCCCTGAGAGCACCCGTCCGGGGTCGAGTCCGCCGCGTTGGGCGACCGGCCGTGACTCCCCCGGCGGGCCAGACACACCGGGCCGGGGTGCGCGAACGGACGCGCCCCGAGCTGGGAGCGAGGTGCCAACTGCGGGTGCTCCACGGCGTCGGTCGCCGCACCCTCCACCCGCAGGCGGCGGCCCCGGCCCGGTTCGTTCACGAACCACTAAGGAGAGCGGCGATGGCACTCGGGCGAGTGAGAGCGGACCGCGGCGCCCCTGGGCGCCCCAGTCGCACCCCGGGCGCGGTCGTCCGGCTGACGCGGATGGAGACCGGGCAGGGGATCGGGTGGCTGACGCTCGACGAGGCCCGGCTGCTCCTGGGCGAACTCCAGGTGGCGGTGCGCGGGATCGAGACGGAGCAGACGGCGCAGCGCGAGGCCGAGCGGGTCCAGGAGGCGCGGTCGTGAACACGCTGCTGGTGGCCGTGCTGGTGCTGGCGATCGCCGGCGGCGCGCTGATCGACGTGCGGCTCGCGCTGTGGGTCTGGGCCGCGTGGTCCGACCACCGCGCCGAGCGCCGGGCGAGCGACCTGGTGCCGCACCTGGAGCGGGCGCACCGGCAGCTCCGCGACCAGAACGCGCGGCTGAAGGAACTGGAGACCCAGGCCGCCCAGGTGCAGCAGCACCTGTGGGGAACGAACCAGAACTGAGACACGCGCCCGCCGGGCGCTGGAGCTCCCGCCACGGACGGCGGGCGTCGGGAGGGTGATGCCGCCACCTGATTCGCGGCACCTCGAAGCGCCGGGTCGGCGCTGCCTGCTCGTGGTTGGTGCGCCCCGCCCGCACGGAGCGTTGCGGGGCGCAGAACGGGAGCTTTCTTCAACCTTCGCGGCACGGACCGGCCGCTCACCGGAGCACGCCTCGTGCAACTGTACACCGACTCGTCCGACACGCACCCCCTGGCCGAGGGCGACCTCGTGGACGTGGGGCGCGCGATCCTCTCGCAGTGCACCCCGGAGCAGCGGGCGGAGATCCTCGCGCCCGCCGGCCCGCCGCCCCACCGCCCGGCCGACGAGCGCCGCCGGTACCGGGCCGAGGAGCTGCAGGCGGCCCGCGAGGGGCGGGGCCTGTCGCGGCTGCGGGTGTGGGAGCCGGACGACGAGGCCCGGTACGACGGCCCGTACGTGCCGCTCCTGCGCGGCGGCGGCTACGTGTTCGATCCGACCGAAGGGGACTTGGTCTCCGAGACCGAACCCCTCCCGTTCGTCCCGGCCCCGGACGACGCGCAGCTCGCGTCCGCCTGACCCCGTTCCCCTTCAACCGCCAGACGGAGAGCCTCATGGTGATGCCGAACGCCGACGCACCCCAACCGGAGAGCAGCCCGCACCCTCAGAACCGCTCGACCGCCGAGCCGGCGTTCCTGGCGCTGGTCGCCACCAGCGCGAACGTGATGCACGCCCGGACGGCCGCGCTCGAGGCGTGCCGGTGCCCGCAGTGCCTGCTGCTGGCGAAGCAGGCCCGGGTGAGCGCGTTCCTGCTGAGCGAGACGCTCCGGGCCGCGGTCACCGGCGACACCACCGGCCTCGACCTGGTGCTCGCCAAGGTGAAGCAGATCGAAGCGCGGACGTGACCGGTTCGGCCGGGCGGGGCGTATCCGCTCGGTTCCGCGGGGTGGAGCAGTGGCAGCTCGGCGGGCTCATAACCCGCAGGTCGCAGGTTCGATCCCTGCCCCCGCGACTGTGTGTGTCCGTTCGTGTCCACGTCCCGAGGCCCTGTCATGGGTATCCTCTCGTCCGTCACCACGACCGCGCCGAACCTGCCGCCCCGGTTCGTCATGTACGCCCCCGAGAAGGCGGGCAAAACCAGCTTCGGCGCGCAGTGGGAGAACCCGCTGTTCCTGATGACCGCCGGTGAGACCGGGCTGCTCACCCTCATCGAATCGGGCCAGGTGGGGCCGACCGCGCACCTCCCGTCGTCCGAGGAGAACCCGACCGGGTTCCTGAAGTGGGACGACCTGACCGACGCCGTGCGGGCCGTCATCAACGAGCCGCACGACTACCGCACGCTGCTGGTCGACACGGGTAACGGGGCCGAGAACCTGCTCGCCCAGCACGTGTGCGACACGGACACCGAGTTCCTCGGCAACTGGGGCGAGTTCAACTCGTTCGGCCGCGGGGAGCGGCGGTGCGCCCCGGTCTGGGCCGGCTTCCTGAACCTGCTCGACCAGGTGCGGGTGCGGCGCCGGATGGCGGTGGTGCTGCTGTACCACTCGAAGGCCAAGCAGTTCAACAACCCGACCGGCAAGGACTACGAGCAGTGGAAGCCGGAGGGGTACGAGCGGCTCTGGGGGCTGACCCACAAGTGGGCCGACGTGATCGGGTTCTACGGGCTGCGGGTGCAGGTGAACAAGGACGATAAGGCGTACAAGGAGGAGCGGTACCTGCGGGTCCAGCCGTCCGCGGCGATCGTGGCCGGGAACCGGTACGGGCTGCCCGACGAGGTCACCAGCGCGCCGAACGCGGTGGCGCTGTACCGGGCGTTCGACGCCGAGTACCGCAAGGCCAAGGCCCGGGGCGTGACCGCCCGGAAGTGGTCGAAGGAGGAGTTCTCGGCGCTGCTGACCCGCAAGGGCAAGACGTGGCGCAACGCGCTGAGCTGGATCGACAAGTCGTTCGGCACCACCCACCTCGAGGCGAAGCCGGACTTCGCCAGCGTGTCCGCGGAGCACGTCGCGCTGTACGCCGCGTGGCTCGGGAACCAGCCCGACGCCCCGCCCCCGCCGCCGCCGGCGAGCCCGCCCCCGCCGCCCCCTCCCGGGCCGGTGCCGGCGCCCGCACCCCTGCCGGCCGCGACCGACGACGTGGAGGGTGAGGATCGCTCGGACCCTACCACGGGGGCGACGAGGACGCCTACTACGACGGCGGCCACCCCGAACGCCCCGCTGAACTCGACGACGGCAGTGGCCAAACCCACGACCCTAACGACTGACCCTGCCCCGAAACCCGCCCCGGCGTTCGGCCGCCGGTTCACCGCGCCGCCCGCTCCGGGGGCCGATGTCGCGGAGCTGCTCGCGCTCATGCACCAGCTCGACCTGTCGTGGCCGGAGGTCCGCGACCGGGCCGAGGGCAAGGGGGAGGAGATCGCGGCGGCGTGCGGGATCTACGGCACCCCCGGCCTGGTGCTGCCCGAGCTGGCGCTGTCGCTCCGCAATCGGCTCCGCACCGAGCTCGAGGTGCGGGTCGCGGAGAAGAAGTCTCGGGCGGCGAAGCGGGCGGCGAACAAGGCCGCCAGAGAGGCGGTGGCGTCGTGAGCTGTCCGACCTGCGCGCACACGATGCAGACCGTGGTCGAGGCGGTGTTCTGGTGCCCGCGCTGCGGCTCCCTGCGGCTCGGGCCGGTGGGCGCGGCGGGCACCGTCGACCTGGGAGCCCCCGCGCTCGTCACCCGCTGCCGGTCGCTCGTGGCCCGGGTGTGCGAGGACGTGGGCCGGTTCTCCGGGGCCGCCCAGTTGGTCGACACGCTGCACCGGTGCGGCGTCATCGAGTCGATCAACGCGCCCGAGGAGCGCCCGCAATGAAGCGGCTCAACCTCAGCCAGGGCTCCGCCGAGTGGCTCGCGTGGCGCCGGGAGGGGCTGGGCGGCAGCGACATCGCCGCGATCCTGGGCATCTCGCCGTACGAGGACGCGACCCGCGAGGCGGTGTTCAACGCGAAGGTCCACGGGATCGAGCGGCCGCAGAACGGGGCCATGTACCGGGGCACGGTGCTCGAGCCGCACGCCCGGGCCGCGTACATGGACCGCTGCCGGTGCAACGCCCCGCCGGTGTGCGTCGAGCGCCCCGACCTGCCGTGGGCGCGGGTCAGCCTCGACGGGCTGTGCGGGAACGGGGCCCGGATCCCGAGCCAGCTGGAGGAGTGGATCCTCGAGCTGAAGTGCCCGGGCTGGGAGACGCACGACCTGGCGCTGAACGGGATCGTCCCGGAGCACTTCGAGGTGCAGTGCCAGTGGCAGATGTTCGTGTGCGGCCTCGCCCGGTGCGACTTCGCGAGCTTCAACCCCGGGAAGCGGTTCACTCCGGGCAACGCTCTCCGGTGGAATAAGTGGTCGAACAAACCGGTGAATGATCGCCCCCCGCGCCCGGCGGAGTGGCTGGCGGTGGTGCCGGTCCCGCCCGACCCGGACCGCCAGCAGTGGATCCTGGAAGCGGCGGCGAAGTTCTGGTTCGAGGTGGTCGCGGCGCGCGCCGCATTCGATCGGGAGGCACGACGCGCATGAGCAACGAAACCACCACCACCACCGCGCCGGAGCAGTGGGCGGTCGTCGAGCTGAAGGGGCACGTGCGGCTCGCGGGCCGCCTGTCCGAGGTGGAGATGTTCGGCACCAAGATGGGCCGGCTCGACATCCCGGCGGCGGACGGGTTCACGACCAAGCTGTTCCACGGGTCGAGCGTGTACGCGATCTCGTTCGTGGACGAGGCCGCGGCCCGGGCCGTGGCGGCCGCCAACGAGCACGAGCCGGTGCGCCCGTGGGAGCTGCCGAAACAGCTGCCCGCGGCGAGCGCCAACGTGGTCGGCGCGAGCGGCGGGTCGATGCACCACCTCGACCTGGACGACGACGAGGGCGACGACGACCTGGGCGCCGACCGCCCGCTCTTCTGACCGCGTCCCGCGTTTTGCCCACCCGACTTCCGTGCCGAGGCCCGCCGTGTCGCACGCCGAGAACCCGCTCCTCGCCGCCGCCCTCGACTACGCCGGCCGCGGCTGGCGGGTGGTGCCGCTGCACGGCTGCGTCGCCGACGAGCGCCGCACCGACGGGCAGGTCGGGTGCTCGTGCGGGAACCCGGAGTGCGGCAGCCAGGGGAAGCACCCGCGGCTGAAGGCGTGGCAGAAGGAGGCGTCCGTGGACCCCGCCCAGGTGGGCACGTGGTGGGCGGCGTGGCCCGAGGCGAACGTCGGGGTGGCGCTCGGCCCGGAGTCCGGGGTCGTCGCCATCGACGTGGACACGAAGGCCGGCGAGCAGCTGGTCAAGGAGCTCGCCGGCGACGCGGTCGAGCGGACCGCGCTGTTCCGGACGGGCAAGGGGCACCGGCTCCTGTACGCGGTCCCGGCGGACCTGCCGGCGCCGCCCGCGACCCGGGCGGTGAAGCTCGGCGGGTCCGAGGCGGTGCGGTTCCAGTCCACCGGCAGCCAGTGCGTGATGCCGCCCAGCTTGCACCCGAGCGGGAACTTCTACGAGTGGGTCGAGGGGCGGGACCCGGCCGCGTGCCCCGTCGCCCCGATGCCCGACTGGCTGGTCGCCGAGATGTGCCGGCCGAACAGCCCGGAGTGGACCGACCAGGGCGCCCGCGAGGCGTTCCTCGAAGGGAAGGACTTCAACCGGGACGCGGACTGGTACCGCGACATCCTCGAGCCGGCCGGGTTCACGCCGGCCGGGCAGGCGAACGGGGTGATGCGGTTCACCCGCCCGGGCAAGCGGTCCGGGATCTCGGTGACCGTCGGGCACTACCGCGCCCGCGACGGCTCGCCCGCGCTGTACGTGTTCTCGGGCTCGATCCCGGGGCTCGACGCGGGGCGGTGCTACGACAAGTTCGGGGCGTACACGAAGCTGCACCACGGCGGCGACTTCACGAAGGCCAGCGCCGCGATCGCGCAGCAGGGGTTCGGGCGGCCGAAGCGCGAGGCCCCGGCAGCCCCGACCGGGACCGTCAAGCCGGCGGCCCCGGCGGAGTGGGAGCACTTCGTCCCGCTGGAGTCGCCGATCGACGAGGCCCCGGCGTTCCCGCTGCACGCGTTCCCGCCGGCGGTGGCCGAGCACGTGCGCGCGGTGGCCGAGTCCGTCTACTGCCCGATCGACTACCCGGCGCTCGCCACCCTGGCGGCCGCGTCGGCCGCGATCGGGGCCTCGTACGTCGCGAAGGTGAAGGCCGATTTCTTCCAGGGGGCGGGCCTGTTCTGCGCGCTGGTGGGGGACCCGAGCGCGAAGAAGAGCCCGCCCATCAAGCACGTGATCCGCCCGATGCAGAAGGAGCAGGCGGACCGGGTGGAGAAGATCCGGGACGAGTACGGGGACGAGCTGCCCGAGATGTACAAGGAGGGCGAGGGGGAGCTGTTCGTCTCGGACGTGACCGTCGAGAAGCTCGGCGAGATGCTCCAGCGCCAGCCCCGCGGGCTGCTCCTGTACAAGCCCGAACTCGTGGGCTGGCTCCTCGCCCAGAACCAGTACAAGGCGAAGGGGGTCGGGTCGGACCGGTCGTTCTTCCTGGAGGTGTACGACTCGGAGCCGATCACGGTGCACCGCAAGGGCGGGGCCGCGATCCACGTGTCCCGCCCGTCGCTCACGATGGTCGGGGCCACCCAGCCGGACGTGGTGCGCGAGTTCTTCGACCGCCGGGACGGGCTGGCCGAGCGCATCCTGTGGGCGTACCCGGCCGCGCTGCCGCCCCGGGGCGAGCGGTTCTACGAGGTGCCGTTCGCCCTGTCGAGTCAGTGGGGGCAGGTGCTGAAGAACCTGTGGTGCATGACGATGGAGCCGGCCGGCCTCGGCAAGAAGCGGCCCCGGGCGCACGTGCTGCCGCTGTCCGACGCGGGCCGCGAGGCGTGGCGGGCGTACACCGACCGGCTGGCCGCCACCATGTCGGACCCGGACTTCCCGCCGTGGATGCGGTCCGCGTACGGCAAGTTCGAGGGCTCGGCGGCCCGGCTCGCGCTGGTGCTCCAGCTGCTCGCCCTCGCCGGCTCGGACGACAGCGACCCGCCGGCGTGCATCGAGGCGCAGTGGGTGACGGCCGCGGCCGAGATGGTGTTCTACTTCGGGGCGCACGCCCGCCGGGTGCACCGCTCGTGCGGGAGTGACCCGCGGCTCGACGGGGCCAAGCGGATCCTGCTCTGGCTCCGCGACCGCCGGCAGCCCACGTTCAAGCGGGCCGAGCTGTTCGACAGCCTGCGGCGCAACCCGATGTTCCGCAAGCCCGAGGACCTGAACGCCCCGCTCCAGCTGCTGGACGCGCACAACGCGATCCGGGTGGTGCCGCCCCCGGCCGAGCGGACCGCGGGCCGGCCCCCGACGCCGGTGTACGAGGTCAGCCCGCAGGTGTTCACCTCGCCCGACGTTTCTCGGATTGTTCGGATTGATCGGGCCGGTCCGGAGCTGGAGAACGAGGCCGAATGAGTTCCGGACCCCGCCGAACTATCCGAACAATCCGAGAAACGCCCGCCCCCACGGACCCGGACCCATGCCGACGACCTACACGATCGCCGACGACGAGGTGTGCGCGCTGCTGGCCGAGGTGATGGGCTCGTGGCACCCGGACCTGCGGGACGCGGGGGTGAAGGTGGCGTGCCTGTTCGCGGCCAACGACAAGGGGCCGGCGCTCAAGCACGGCGGGTACCCGGTGCTCGCGTGCATCAAGATCGTGTCCCTCAAGGACCGGGTGACCAAGGCCCACGACGCCGAGCTCCTGATCGACGCGGGCGCCTGGAACGACCTCCGGTACGGGCAGCGGGTGGCGACGCTGGACCACGAGCTGAGCCACATCCGGCTGAAGAACTTCTGGCGGCGCCCGGTGCTGGACCGGGACAACCAGCCGACCGGGCAGACCGAGGTGGGGTGGGAGTCGGACGACCTCGGGCGGCCGGCGCTGAAGTCGGTGCCCGGGGACTGGTCGGCGGGGGACGGGTTCGCGGCGGTGGTGGCCCGGCACGGGCGGGACGCGATCGAGTTCCGCAACCTGGCGACCTGCACCCGCGAGGCCGAGGCGGCGCTCGCGGCGGGTCAGGCCGCGCTGCTCGAACGGGCCACGCGGCCCGGAGGGTCCCTCTGATGGTCGCCCCGCGCAACACCCCGATCGACGGCACCCCGTGCCCGCAGTGCAAGCGCACCCGCGACGAGCACGGCTCGTGCTGGAAGTGCTTCACCCGGCCGTGCGTGCTGTGCGGGCTGGACACCGGGAGCTGCCTGATCTCCTCGTGCATCGCGTGCCAGCGGTTCCTGCCGGACGCCCCGGAGCCCGCGCCGTGTCCGACTCCGACTCCCTGTTCGGGCTCTGGGTCCTGTGGTACCGGGCCGGCCCCCACGAGCGGTGGCGGGTCCACGGCACCGGCTGGTCCCGACCCGCTGCCCTGGTGCTGATGGACCGCGGCGGGGACTGGTTCCTGCTCGAGGAGGGCCGGGACCCGAACCGCCGCCGGCGACGCAAACGGAAGAAAGGGCCGCGATGACGACGTTCAAGGTGCACGAGCAGCACGAGGACCGCGACGACGCGATGGTGCTGGAGGCGGAAACGCCCCGGCACGCCGCCGACGAGTACGCCCGCCGGTTCATCCAGCGCGAGCTCGAGCGGTGGGGGCCGCAAGTCATCTGCCCCGACTACGTGATCCTGGTGCGCCGGCCCGGGGGCCGGCCGGCGCGCTTCGTCGCGTACCCCACGCCGGGCGGCGACGTGGCGGTCCGCACCATCCCCGATTGAACCTCCGAACGGAACGCAGGAGCCGGTCATGGCCAAGAAGACGAACCCCGTTCCCGCGCCGGCCCCCGAGGTGCGGGCGCCCGCACCCGAGCGCGCCCCGGTCGGGCCGCCGGCGACGTCCGGGCCGGAGATCGTCGAGGACGTGCCGCTCGCGGCCGTCGCGCCGTGCCCGTTCAACGTGCGGCGGCACTTCGACCCGGCGGACCTCGCGTCCCTGGCGGACTCGATCCGGGCGCTCGGGCTGAAGGAGCCGCTGCTGGTGCGGCCCGTGGGCCGGGCCGGCGGGCCGGCCCCGGAGTGGAACGGGTACTCCTGGATCTACCTCGGCGAGCCCGCCTACGAGCTGGCCGACGGCGAGCGGCGGTTCCGGGCGCTGGCGCTCATTCATCAGGCGGGCGGGGATATCGGGAAGGCCCCCCGGCCGAACGAGGTCCCGGTGATCGTGCGACCCATGACCGACGAGGCCGTGCGGGCGGTGATGCTGGTGTCCCGCGAGCAGTCGCGGGACCTGCGGACGAGCGAGCTGGTCGCCGGGTACACGGCCCTGGCGGAGGGGCGCACGGTCGAGCAGCTGGCGGAGTTCCTCGGCCGCAAGAACGAGATCGCCCACGTGCGGGGCGTGCTGAAGCTCGCCCGGCTGCCGGGGTGGGCGCTGGCCGCCATCGATGCCGGGAAGCTGAAGCCGGCGTCCGCGGTGCTCGTGGCCGGGCTGCACAGCGAGCCGAGCCGCAAGCGGGCCGCCGCGTGTGCCATCCTGGGCTTCCACCACGCCGACGAGGAAGTGGACGCATTCATCGCCGACCACTTCGACCGCGGCGAGGATCCGACCGAGTTGGAGGACTGGGATTACGACGGGCCGCTGACCTACCGGGAGCTCAAGGACCTGCTCGCGTCCGAGTTCCAGCGGGAGCTGAAGTCGGCCCCGTTCCCGCGCCAGGCCCTCGACCTGCTGGAGGGCGTCGGCAGCTGCGACGCGTGCCCGAAGCGGGCGGGCAACGACCCGGACGCGGTGGAAGCCAAGGTGCGGGCCGACATGTGCCTGGACCCGGAGTGCTACCGGGCCAAGGAAGAGGTGTGGAACACGCGGGTGGTCGAGGCGGCGAAGGCGAGCGGCAAGACGATCCTCTCGAAGAAGGACGCCGAGAAGCTGTTCAACCGGTACGGCGACGACTCCCTCGCCTACCGGTCCGGGTACGTCGACCTGGCCGCGACCTGCTACCAGGACAAGGAGAAGCGCACGTACGGGGCGCTCCTCAAGGGGCACGTGGCCGACGACCAGGTGGCGATCGCGGTCGGGCCGAAGACCGGGAAGCCGTTCGAGCTGGTCAAGGAGGACCTCGCCGACACGGTGCTGAAGGCGAAATACAAGATCGGGGTGCGGTCCAGCTTATCCGGGTCCAACGACAAGTGGCTGAAGGAGCAGCGGGAGCGGAAGAAGAAGGCCGAACTCGGCCGGGCCGCGGCCGCGGTCGCGAACGGGCTCGTCGCGGCCCGGGTCAAGGAAAAGCTCCCGCCGGGCTTCCCGGTGTTCCAGGGCGGGGTCCCGCTCCTCCAGCACGTGGCCGCGACGGTCGCGAGCTTCGGCGGGTCCGACGTGTGCCGGGCGGTGGCCAAGCGCCGGGGCCTCCCGCTCAAAGACCCGCACGCGCACCGCGAGGCGGTCTCCGCACTCGCGTTCACGCTCGCCGAGCCCCGGGACCTGATCGCCCTGATCGCCGAACTGGCCGCCACTTACCGCACCTTGAGCTGGGCGAGCGAGTACGCCCGGGACAACGTCAGCAAAGAGGAGCGGGCGTTCTTCGCCGCGTTCGGGATCGACCGCAAGACGCTCACCCAGGACGCCGCGGCCGAGAAGAAGGCCGCGAAGGCCTCCAAGAAGAAGGACAAGAAGAAGTCGGCCGGGGGCGGGGTGCCGGCGCCCGCACCGGTCGCACTCGTCACCTGGGACGGCGTCCCGAACTTCCCGGAGCAGGCCGCCGCCCACCTCGCGACCAAGGGCGTGAACACCGTCGCGGACCTCGACGCGGTCGTGGAGCGGCTGAAGCGCGGGGACGGGGGCGCGGCCCGGCCGAACGGGGCCGCCAACCGGTACACCGCGCTCAAGGAGCTCGGGGTGCCGCCCGACGTGGTCTACCAGGCCGGCGACGCGCTGGTGGACTGGGAGAGCGCGAGGAGCGCTCCCGCGGCCGCCGCGGCCCCGAAGCCGAAGGGCAAGCGGAAGGCGGGTGCCGCATGACCCTGATCCTGCGCATCGTCGAGCCGGCCACGCCGGTCGACCTCGGGGCGGCGGGCGTGTGCCGGGTGGGGCTGGCCGAGCTGGTGGGCGCCTGGGGCCGCGGGCCGGTCCGGCACGTGGTGTACCTGGGCGACTGGAACGTGGGGGCCGCGGCATGAGCCTGAACGACCTGATCGCGGCGCTGGGCCTGGTCCTGCCGACGATCAATTGCAACCAGCCCCGGGCCGCGGTGCTGCGGGACGTCCGGGCCGGGCTCGACGCCGCGCTCCCCAACTGGCGCGCGGTCGCGGCCGCCGACGGCCGGATGCAGCACTTCCGGGCCACGGTGCAAGCCCCACACGGCGGCCCGGTGCACGTCGGCCTGATCCTGTGGTCGCGGACGGAAACGGGGGACGCATGAGCAAGGTCACCGCACTCGCACCATGGTTCGGCAGCAACCGCACTCTCGCCGAAAACGTGGGGGCGGCCCTGGCCGGGTGCCGCTGGGTCGGCGTGCCGTTCGCCGGCGGAATGAGCGAATTACTGCACATCCAGGCGTCGTCGGTCGTGGTGGGCGACCTGCACACGCACGTCCTGAACCTGGCCCTGACGGCCGGGAACCCGCGCACCAACCCGCAGCTCCGGGAGCGGCTGGACGCGCTCCCGTACCACCCGGACGTGCTCGCCGCCGCCCAGGCCCGGTGCCGCGATCGTGAGGACGCCCAGGACGGCGCCTGGTTCGGGGACGAGCTCCGCACCGGGATCCCGGACCTGGACTGGGCCGTCGACTACTTTGTCTGCGCCTGGATGGCCCGCAACGGGTGCGCGGGCACGAAGGGGGAGTTCGACGTCGGCCAATCGGTCCGGTGGGACGCCGGCGGCGGGGACTCGGTCGTCCGGTTCCGCAACGCGACCGCCGGCCTCGAATCATGGCTCGGCGTCATGCGGTGTTGCTGCTTCGTGCGGCTGGACGTGTTCAAGTTCCTGCTCGAGGTGAAGGACGCGGCCGGGCACGCGCTGTACCTGGACCCGCCGTTCCCGGACGCCGGCGACGGCTACAAGTTTAGTTTCACCGAGCAGGATCAGCGGCGGCTGGCGAAGAAGCTCGCCGGCTTCAAGACGTGTCGAATCGTGGTGCGGTACTATGACCACCCGCTGATCCGCGAGCTGTACCCGGAACCGCTGTGGACCTGGCACCGGTTCCGCGGCCGCAAGCAGACCAACGCGGCGGCGAATGAGGAAGTGCTCCTGGTGAGGAACGCGGCATGAGCGACCCGACCCGTTACCCGCTGTGCTGGCCCGCCGGGCGGCCGCGCACCTCGTTCCCGCAGCCGTCGCGGTTCAAGGTGGAGAGCTTCGCCCGGGTCCGGGATGAGCTCCTGGGCGAGCTCAAACTGCTCGGCGCCAAGGACGTGATCCTGTCCGCGAACCTGCGGCTCCGTCAGGACGGGCTCCCGCTCGCGAACCAGGCCCAACCGGCCGACGCCGGCGTCGCGGTCTACTTCCGGTACCACGGGCAGCCGGTGGCGTTCGCGTGCGACCGGTGGCGCAAGGTCGAGGACAACCTGCAAGCGATCCGGCACACGATCGAGGCCCTCCGCGGCATCGCCCGCTGGGGCACCGGGGACATGGTCCAGGCCGCGTTCACCGGGTTCGCAGCCCTGTCGCCCGCGAAGACCGAACGACGCTGGTGGGACGTGTTCGAGGTTTCGTTCCACACCCGCACCGAGGTCGTCACCTCGGACTACCGCAAGCTGGTGCTGAAATACCACCCGGACCGCAACCCCGGCGATGCCGAAGCCGCCGCGAAGTACGCGGAGATCGACCGCGCGTACGAGGAATTCAAGCGGGAGCGTGGGCTGTGAGCGAACGAGCCGGGTTCCTCAACGCGATCCGCTCGGCCCCGGCTGACGACACGGCCCGGCTCGTGTACGCCGACTGGCTCGACGAACTTCAGGACCCGACCGACTTCGACCGGGCAACATCCGCATTCATTCGGATGAGCTGCGTGCGGCCGGGTGCGAAGGTGATGCCCCGCAAGGTGTACCCGTGGCTGCTCTCGAAGGGCGAGGACGGGCACGTGGTCGAGAACTGGAAGCGGCTCGTGCCCACGCTGATGAGCGTCGACGCCGCGCAAGGCCTCCCCGGGACCGAAGCGATCGGCACCCGGAACGGGCGGGTCGTCCGGTGCGCGGTGCGGCTGCCGTCGACGGCTCCCCTCCCGCGCCGCGCGGCGAACCAGCGCTCTTACGCGGTCGTGCTCGAGTTCAGTCGGGGGTTCGTGTCGAACCTCGTGGTGAGTTCGATTCACGCGGCCCGCCTGGCGTACCCGCTGGTGGTCGCGGATCAGCCGCTCATCGAGTTCCACCTCGCGGGCCTCTACCCCGGCTTGCAATTAGGGCACGACGTGATCGGGCGCGAGCTGCTCGCCCTCGTGGAGCGCCACCAGGGCGCGGACGCCGGCGCCCGTTTCGCGAAGCGGCAGTGGGTCGATTGGCACCTGCCCTAATCTGACCGCACCACATCTCGTTCACCCGCAGAGCCGGGCACCCACGCGGTGCGCCGGCTCGCGTTCGTTTCGGCCTCCCCGCACCTCTCGTTTCGCACACGATGCGTGCGCCCAGAGGCCCTATAAGGGGTCTTAAGAGAGTAATTCTTTACCCCCTCAAAATATCCCTTATAGGGCCTCCCCGCCCCCGGCTCGCACTTCGCGCGCGAATCGAAACCCCGCCCTCCCGCCGCTTTCATCCGGGCAACCCGGGGCGGCATCATCAGTAGCGGAAACAAGAGGATTCTGGAGCCTCCGGTGGCGGGCACGGGCGAGGACAAACTGAGCGCCCGGCAGGAGCTCGCCATCGTGGCCCTGCTCGGGTCGTCCACGGTCAAAGGGGCCGCCGAGCAGGCCAAGGTGTCCGAGGCCAGCCTGTTCAAGTGGCTCAAGGACCCGGCGTTCAAACAGAGATTATCGTATGTTCGCAAGATAGTTACGGATCAGGCGTTCACCGCGGTGGGCACGGACCTGCAGGAGATCGGGCGGAACGCGGTGGCGACGATCAAGCGGAACCTGGGGCCGCCCGCGCCGCCGGCGGTGCAGGTGCGGGCCGCGACGGTGGCCCTGGACAAGCTCGCCAACTGGCAGATGGTGGCGGACCTGCAGGAGCAGATCGAGGGCCTCAAGGCGCAACTGGCGGGGCAGGCGCATGGCGAGCATCGCGAGCCTCCGGGCGCAGGTGGCGAAGCTGCGGGCGCAAGCAACGGCGCGGATGCGGTGCGGGTCGCGGGAGACGCTGGAGCGGCTGCGGGCGGACCCGACGCTCCCGTTCACGGCGATGGGGTGGCGGCCGGACCCGTGGCAGGCCCGGTTCCTGACGAGCCCGGGGAAGCGGGAGTCGCTCCTCTGTTCCCGCCAGGCGGGTAAGAGCACCGCGACCGCGGCCCGCGTCGTGCGCGAGGCCCTGCTGTGGCCCAAGGCCGACTGCCTGGTGTTCTGCCCCACGATGCGGCAGTCGATGGAAATGCTCCGCAAGGTGCGCGACTTCTACCGCGCGCTGGGGAGCCCGGTGGCCGAGCTCGCGGACACGAAGACGAGCCTCGAGCTGGCGAACGGGTCGCGGGTCATCAGCCTGCCCGACTCGCAGGAAGGCGTGGTCGGGTTCAGCGCCCCGCGGCTGGTCGTGATCGACGAGGGGAGCCGGGTTTCGGACGAGCTGTACAAGAGCGTCCGCCCGATGCTCGCGGTGTCGAAGGGCCAGCTGCTCACGTTGAGCACGCCGTTCGGCAACCAGGGCTGGTTCTTCGACATCTGGGACGACAGCGCCGAGGGCCTCAAGCGGCGTGCCAAGCTGCACGAGCCGTGGCAGCGGACCGCGGTGCCGGCGAGCCAGATCCCGCGCATCACGCCCGAGTTCCTGGAGGACGAGCGGGCCGAGCTGGGCGAGCGGTGGTTCCAGCAGGAGTACTTCCTGCGGTTCCTCGACTCGATCGACGCGGTGTTCAGTCAGGCGGTGATCCACGGGGCCCGGTCCGAAGGGATCGAGCCCCTGTTCGACCTTGGGGGCGTGAGCGCAGCCTGAAGCCGCCAGCACGTGCTGGCGGACCGCAGCGGCTAGCTGCATAACTTCACGACCTCGAAGGCGAACCAGCCCCAGCGGAGCAGCAGTTCGCCCCACCGGTGCGCCACCTCGGCGCGTTCCTTCCACCCGGCCCAAGTACCCTTGGGCTTGCGGTCACTCGATTTCGGTTCCATAGTTAGTGTGCTCCGGGGCTTGCGCGGAGGGAGTTTCCAAGGCCACCGCCGCGCGGGTTAGGGACCACGCCGGGGAGTTCTTCCCCGGCGTGCTTCGTGTACGGCACGCTTCCAAATGCGCGACGCGAATCACTCGTGTCGCAGATCCGTTCCGGCACATCTGTCTGCGGAATCAGCTCCAGAACCGAGCGACCTCGAGCAGGAACCAACTCCAGCGAAGGAGCAGGTTACCCCAGCGGTACGCCAGTTCGATCCGCTCCTTCCTCTCCGCCCTGGTCAGGGCGCCATTCACTTTGATGACCATCGGTCAACACCTCCGGAGGTGCCGCGGCGGGAGTTTACAAGGCCACCGCCACGGCAGTTAGGGAACCAAGCCAGGGGACGCCCCCGACTTCAACAGGTGTGTACACCGCGTTCCAAACGCGCGCCGTCCGGAGTGGCGAAAAGGACTAATAATCGTGCGTCACACGAAAACCGTGTGACGCACACGTGGGAAGTGTGAGCTGACATGTTGCGCTGGAATTTGCTTAATTTCCTGGTCGTTCAGTAATGTGAAACGCATCCGGGGTTGGGCGATCGTGGTGCCAAAACACCGAGAATGTGAAAAACAGAATTGAGATTAAAGTGTTAACCGCGCGGTTAACGCGCGTTAACCGCGCGGTTAACGCGCGACGAACGGTTGCGCCTCATCAGTGAACCTAAGTGCTCGCCGGTTGCGCCGTCATTCCGAGAACCGGAAACGGTGGCCTGAGGAACCGGAACGAAGAAACGCAAGGCGGTGCCGATTTCAGAGATCAGGCAGCGATGGACAGCCGAACGAACAGCTCACCTGCACCGCCACCATCGGATGAGCGGCGCGTCCCGAATCAGCCGGCGGTGTCAGGTGCAGCGCCGGGTTCGGCCTCTGGGCCACACGCCAAGAGCAATACTTCCGGCACTCCCGCCTTACGGAACTGGTGGAGTTGCACGCGGGTCATCTCGGCGGCCGGGTCGTAGCGGGACGCGCCCCGCAGATAGAACCCGACCAGCAGACGCTCGCGGACCACCGCCTGGAGCCGGACGGCGTGGGCGTTGCCGGGAGCCGCGTCGCCCTCCAGCCACGGCCCGCCGAGCCGCCAGTAGATCAGCAGGGCGGTAGCGAATTCGGTCCGCGGCCACTCGGCGATGGCCCACACCGGGGCGAGACCGTCGTCCCAGTTGTACGTGGCCACCCACTCATGCAGTCGGGCCGCGTCCATCCGCGTCTACCTCCGGTAGCCGAACAATTAGCTCACCTGCACCGCCATGACCGGATGAGCGGTGCGTCACAATACAGCGGGCGGTGTCAGGTGCAGCGCCGGGTTCGGCGTGCCTCTGCTCCGGAGGCAGCCCGCCCTGATGCCGGATGAACGCCAGTCCCGTGGGATCGTAGTACCCCGGCGCGTGGACGCTCACGCTGTCGAACGTGAAGCCCTGGTCGCCGTCCTCGTCCGACACGCAACTCCGCCACAGGCCCATGCGCAGATCGGGGAAGTAGTACGAGTGCCGCCCTGGCCGGTACACTTCTGGCGCCAACCCGAGCCGCTCGGCGATCTCGGCGATGACCTCGTCGGCCCCGGCCTCGAACAGGTCGATGCCCTCGAACGATCCCCAGTGCTTGGGCGATTCGACGAACGCCACCACCGGTGGATCACCGCGGAAATCCACCCGGATGTCGCGATCCTGGTCGAGCAGGGGTTGTACTTCCGCGCGGGTCATGCCCAGCCGCACCATGCCGGCGAGCGACCGGATGCCGATGTGCGGGACCACCTCATCCGCTGCCATCAGCGCCCTCTGTTGCCGAACAAAGAGCTCACCTGCACCGCCATCATCGAATGAGCGATGCGTCACAAGTCAGCCGGCGGTGTCAGGTGCAGCGCCGGGTTCGGCCCGCGGCCGCCACTGCTTGAGCTGTCGCTCATGCTCCTCAGCCTTAACTCGGCAGAGGGTAAACGCCTCGTCCAGCGACTCCACGCACAGACCCGCATACTCGTCCCGCAACAGTGACCGGAGTGCATCACGACAACCGTCCCCAACCACGATGGCGAGCGGCCACTGGAGCTTGGTCACCCCATCGCGCCCGATCTGAGTGACCCACGCCATGTTGTCTCCCCAGCGGTACACGAGCTCACGGAAGTCGAGGACGGTACACCGTGACCACCACGCCTCCCGGGCGGCTGCGGACGCGGCGAGGATGTACTTGGCGTCCGGCGTGCCCTCGGACCCATCGCGATAGGAGCCGAAGTAGCGAACGACGAGGAACTCGGGAGGTTGGAACTGCGGGCCATCGACGACCGCCACTTCGTGCCGCAAAGCGGAGAGGTCCGAATAGGTCACCGTTCTCAGCCGGACGTTCCCCATCCGCGCCCTCTTCCTGCCGAACGAACAGCTCACCTGCACCGCGAGGTCCCGGGCCGCGATGCGTTCCGAATCAGCGGGCGGTGTCAGGTGCAGCGCCGGGTTCGGCCTCGGGCCACTTCGCGCCGATGAACGCTTGACCGCCCAACTCGACCCGTGTAACCGACAGCGGGTAACGCTGCCCACAAGGCATGCAAAGCGACACCAGCACCTCCGCTCGAGTGATCTCGACGTCGCCGTTTGCACACACCTGCTCTTCGTGCCGTTCGATGGTCACCACCGAATCGCACCTGCGGATTGCTGCGCCGCACAGCGAGCAGTGATCGTAAAGAGGCAGGCTCGCTTCGCTGCTACCCATCCGCTGCGCCCTCTGGTTGCCGAACAAATAGCTCACCTGCACCGCCATCATCGGATGAGCGGCGGGGTCCGAATCACATGGCGGTGTCAGGTGCAGCGCCGGGTTCGGCTTCTTGCGGCGCCTCTGCCAGACCGCGCATCTGGTATCGACGAGGCCCCTCGACGGTGACCGCGGCCCCGCCTTCGCAGATGACATGCGTGCCGTAGGCCGACTCGACAACCGTCAGCGACGGCACCGCGTCCAACCCGACAGCGGTAACGACGCACTCCTCGCCGGGTCGAAGGGCGACGCTGAAGTCGCTTGGGACGACCTCCACTAACCGGTCGGCCCCGCTGTCAGCGTCGTTGCACACACACAGGCGAACGACGAGGCTCATCCGATGCGTCCCTCTGGTGCCGAACATAAAGCTCACCTGCACCGCTATCATCGGATGAGCGGTGCGTCACAAACCTGATGGCGGTGTCAGGTGCAGCGCCGGGTTCGGCTGCCTTGCTCTGGGACCACGACCGCCGCGACCGGCCGGCGGAGCCGCAGCAGGAGCACAGGCACTCAGTTCATCCGGCAAGTGACGCAGGCCACGACACCGCCGTCCGGCAGTCGGATGTGGCCCTCGGCCCCCGGCCGGATCAGGATGTACCCCGAGCTGCCCATGTTGCGATCCCACTCGGCGGCCGGGCTGTCGTACTCCCACAGCTCATCGCCCGGGCGCATCTCGGCCACCAGCTCCCGCCACTGCGCGCTGAGGCCCCCGAACGGCACGGGTGCGGGGCGGCCTGACACCCGGCGGGCCGTATGCGCCGCCTCGGCCTCAGCCACCGTCACGCGCCGGACCAGCCAAGAGGCGTCCACTCGCGAGGCCCTCTGGTTGCCGAACAATGAAGCTCACCTGCACCGCCATCACACGATGAGCGGTGCGTCACAACTCAGCGGGCGGTGTCAGGTGCAGCGCCGGGTTCGGCCTCTTGGGGTACGAGTTGCGCCTCGTACTGCCGGCGGTCGAAGGTGAACGGACCCAAACCGTAGTGCCAGTGCGGGCGGTGGAACTGCCCGAACTCGGACCACTCGACCACCTCCGCGCGTACCGTGACCCGCACCTGCACGAACCAGCACTGCACGATCCCGCAGGTGCAACCCAGGACCGTTGCCTTGGACCGACGCGGGTCGCCCAGTTCCAGCGCGAACCCCGGGTCGCGGGGACGGCCGAGCAACTCCAGACTCGGCAGGAGCAGCCAAGACGCGGGCAGGTAGTGGTAGTCGCCCGGCTCGAACCGGAACTCGTCCGGGTTCTCGAACTCGGGCAGCCGCTCCAAGTACTCGGCCCGTGCCCACGGCTCCTCGGCTGTCCGAACCAACTCAAGCAGCGATTGCCCGTTGATCGCCAGGTGCGCTTGCCGGTAGCTTCGGCGCTCGGGCGGGCATTCGGCGAGCGGCGGGTAGAGCGCGACCTCGAACCTATCCACGGAGCGCCCTTCTGGTGCCGAACGAACAGCTCACCTGCACCGCCATCATACGATGAGCAGTGGGTCACAATGCCGATGGCGGTGTCAGGTGCAGCGCCGGGTTCGGCTCGCTGACCACCGCGGTTCCGGGCCTCACGCCGAGCACTGCGGCGCCGCGGAGCCCGCCCACCGACGCGGCCGAGCGGAGCCACCACCGACCCGACGCGCCGTGTCGCGGCACACCGGAGCCCACGCCCAACCGCACCTCGCGGCGATGAGCCGCGCCCACCACCCACGGGCGCCACGCGGAGCACCACCGACACGAAACGCCGTGTCCCACGACACCGCCGGCCACGCTCACCGCAAGCTCGCGGCGATGAGCCGCGCCCGCGACCACCGGCATAATGCGGAGCCCGACACGCGGAGTTCACCCATGCGGACCACACGCCCAGCACCGCCGCCCGCGCGATCATGCACGCGATGGTGGCCGAACAATGAGCTCACCGGCCGCGGCGTGTGAGCATGAACACTGGAATCAGCTTCGGTCGCCGCGGTCCGGTGCAGCGCGGGGTTCGGCTCCGTTGCTCTGGCCGATTACCAGATATGGTGTGCCCCCTCCGAGCGGCTCACGAACCGGATGCCGTAGACCGAGCGTTCCGGGTCATCGAGCGGGACCGCGCTAGACGCCGGGCTGTTGTCAGCGGTCATACACACCACGTCGTAGGACGGAGACACCTGCCACCGAAGAATCGTCACGCGAAAGGAAGGGGACGCACGGAGGTCACGGACCCGGTGTTCGTCGAGTCCGAGCGCCTCGAACACTTCCCGGCGTGGACGGGTGGCGCCCGCGGGCACCACCCCCAGCGGTGGTATGTCGAGTGGAGACCACGTTGCCACCGTTGCGGCCGCGATGTCGTACGGGGCCAGTCGTCGGACGCGGTCATCCGTATGGAGCCCTTCCGGGTCGGCCTCGGGCGTACGATCGGCGCGGGTCAGGTACATGAGAGTGCCGACCGAGCACAAGCCAGCGAACGCGAGCAACCTCACACGCCAGCGATTCATCCGTACGCCTCTGGTGGCCGAACAAAGAGCTCACCTGCACCGCCATCATCGAATGAGCGATGCGTCACAAGTCAGCCGGCGGTGTCAGGTGCAGCGCCGGGTTCGGCCCGCGGCCGCCACTGCTTGAGCTGTCGCTCATGCTCCTCAGCCTTAACTCGGCAGAGGGTAAACGCCTCGTCCAGCGACTCCACGCACAGACCCGCATACTCGTCCCGCAACAGTGACCGGAGTGCATCACGACAACCGTCCCCAACCACGATGGCGAGCGGCCACTGGAGCTTGGTCACCCCATCGCGCCCGATCTGAGTGACCCACGCCATGTTGTCTCCCCAGCGGTACACGAGCTCACGGAAGTCGAGGACGGTACACCGTGACCACCACGCCTCCCGGGCGGCTGCGGACGCGGCGAGGATGTACTTGGCGTCCGGCGTGCCCTCGGACCCATCGCGATAGGAGCCGAAGTAGCGAACGACGAGGAACTCGGGAGGTTGGAACTGCGGGCCATCGACGACCGCCACTTCGTGCCGCAAAGCGGAGAGGTCCGAATAGGTCACCGTTCTCAGCCGGACGTTCCCCATCCGCGCCCTCTTCCTGCCGAACAACAAGCTCACCTGCACCGCCATCACCGGATGAGCGGAGCGTCGCAGTAGAGCGGGCGGTGTCAGGTGCAGCGCCGGGTTCGGCTCGCTCCCCTCCGCGGTTCCGGGCAACACGCCGAGCGCCGCGCATCTGCGGAGCCCGTGCCACCGGTGCGACCGGGCGGAGCACCACCGACTCCGCGCGCCGTGTCCCGGCACACCGAGGGCCACCCACCACCGCCACACGCGGCGATGAGCCGCGCCCGCAACCGATCGGTCTCAGCGGAGCACCACCGACCCGCACCACCGTGCACCCATCCGCACCCGGCCACGACCACCGCAAGCTCGCGGCGGCGAGCCGCGCCCGCCACCGCCGGCACCACGCGGAGCACCACACGCGCGGTTCACCCACGCGGGCCATACGCCCACCGCCGCCGCACGCGCGATCGAGCGGCTCGGGGTGGCCGAACATAAAGCTCACCGGCCCGGCCGCGACACCAGTAGCGCACACGGCCGACCGGGGAGCGCCGGGAAACGAACTACGTGGCCGGGTCCGGTGCAGCGCTGGGTTCGGCCAGGCTTCGCGCCCCGCGGTCGGCGAAGTACGGGCCAAAGCCCTCCCAGAACACCGCGACCTTCGATGACGAGTCGCTGCACAGGACCGAGGTATCGAACGGCACCCAACTGCGGCGGAAGCAATCTAGCCACACGGACCAGGGGGCCACGTACACCTGCGTCGGCTGGAAGACCAGGAACACCGGCGCGGAGGACGCCCACCCCAACCGGCTGCACAGCCCCGCGTCGAGTAACTCCCCGTGCTTGAAGTCAGAGCCCCGACTGCGGGGGCCTCGCTTGAACAGCTCCCCCATCCACCCGCGTGCGAGCCGGGGATGGAACGGCCGCCCAACCCCGGCGAACAGCGCCGACCATAGGATTCCTGCGGCTTCACCCGCAAGCGGGCGGATCAACTGCGTGAAGTATGCCCACTTCACGGCGGGGACGCGGTGCGTGAACTGCACGTCCGCAAAGCGATCGGTAAGCCATTCGCGCGTCGGGTACTCGGTGGCTTGCGGTTCCGCCATTCCGTGCGCCCTTCTGTTGCCGAATATTGAAGCTCACCTGCACCGCCCCCTCCCAAGGAGCAACGCAACACAGACTACATGGCGGTGTCAGGTGCAGCGCCGGGTTCGGCGTCTGCGCTTAGGGGATGCCGTGCCGCCGCTCGGCGTCCCGGATGAACCGCCCATCGACCCACCGGATGCGCGGGGATCGCTCGCCGGAGCGGACGAACTCGCGGACCACCTCAACGGCGTCCTCGACCGGCACGAACAGGCCGGCGAAGATGGGCCGCTGGCCCTCATGCGAGTCGCCGACGCCCACCCACTCCCGCAGGTCGGGGTCCGAGCACGAGTAGTGCGACTCGTGCTCGCGGTAGTACGGCGAGTCCACCCAGCTCACCGGGTAGTGCAGCCAGAAGTGGAACCCGTACCGGTCCTTCTTGGTGAGCACCAACTCCGCGGTACACCCCACGTCCGAATCCCGCCCTTCGGCATAGTAGTACAGGGACTTGAACCCGGGGCCGTCCTCGGCATCATTCCAGTAGTCCTCGCCTCGCTCACGCATCAGCCGGACGATCGCGTCCGCGCCCGGGGGAATCGGACCATCTACTTCCGCATGGTCGAAGTACACCTCGGGCATGCCGCTACCACCTCCGATACCTTCCGCGGCCGAACATACAGCTCACCTGCACCGCCATCATCGGATGAGCGATGCCGTCCAAACTACATGGCGGTGTCAGGTGCAGCGCCGGGTTCGGCTCGCTGCCGTCCGCGGTTCGCTTCTGCGCCGTTGCGCACGCGGCTCTGCGGAGCCCGCGCCGGCGCCGCGCATCGGCCGTGCCCGAGCCCGCGACACGCGCGGTGCCGTGCGGCCCACCGCGGCATCACAACCGGGGCCGCGGCGACACCCGCCACCTCGTGCGACACAACCGTCTTACGCACCGCGGACCACACGCCCACCGCCGCCGCACGCGCGTTCATGCTCGCGATGGTAGCCGAACGTAAAGCTCACCTGCACCGCCATCGCCGGATAAGCGGTGCGTCCCGGATCAGCGGGCGGTGTCAGGTGCAGCGCCGGGTTCGGCTCAATGCCCTCGGCGGTTCCGGGCGCGCTCAGTGCCGCGCATCTGCGGATGCCCGCGGCACCGGTGCGGCCGAGCGGAGCACCACCGACCCGCACCACCGTATCCCGACCCATCGGAGGCCGCCCACCACCGCACCTCGCGGCGATGAGCCGCGCCCGCCACCCACCGGCACCACGCGGAGCACCACCGACACGCCCGATCGTGTCCCCACCCGCACCCCGGCCACGCCCAACCGCACCTCGCGGCGCTGAGCCGCGCCCGTCACACTCGGGCACCACGCGGAGCACCACAGCACCGCCGGACGCGCCGCGGACCACACGCTCACCACCACCGCCGCCGCCCGCGCTCATGCACGCGATGGTGGCCGAACAAATAGCTCACCTGCACCGCCCCTCCCAAGGAGCGATGCGTTCCAAGTCAGCGGGCGGTGTCAGGTGCAGCGCCGGGTTCGGCCTGCTTGGCAACCACAGCGAGCAATGCGCCGACCGACGACCGCGCCGCAATTCTGCTCTCCAATACCGCATATGTCATGCAGACCACCTCGATCGTCCGCTGTGGGAACGCGCAGAGCAGGTGGTAAAGATCGTACCCGTTCTGCCGCGGGGAATCGAGGAGTCGGAAGAACCTAGGCCCAATCAGCCCCAGCGTGCGGTACGGATGCTTGTCAGCTGCTGGGCTTGTGAGCGACACTACGTCCGAGTCCTCGCAGCAGAACAGTAGGACCGCGAAGTGCTCCTCCGACTCGCGAAGGGCGTACGCCAGGTAATGGCACCAGACCGGACCGCTGCCCTCTTCGTAAAGAAACGCTGGGTTGGCCCGATGTGGGTGCATCGGGGGCGGGTCGGTCCACTCGACTAACCGCTCCGCCATCCCTGCGCCCTCTGCGGCCGAACGTAAAGCTCACCTGCACCGCCATCGCCGGATAAGCGGTGCGTCCCGGATCAGCGGGCGGTGTCAGGTGCAGCGCCGGGTTCGGCTCAATGCCCTCGGCGGTTCCGGGCGCGCTCAGTGCCGCGCATCTGCGGATGCCCGCGGCACCGGTGCGGCCGAGCGGAGCACCACCGACCCGCACCACCGTATCCCGACCCATCGGAGGCCGCCCACCACCGCACCTCGCGGCGATGAGCCGCGCCCGCCACCCACCGGCACCACGCGGAGCACCACCGACACGCCCGATCGTGTCCCCACCCGCACCCCGGCCACGCCCAACCGCACCTCGCGGCGCTGAGCCGCGCCCGTCACACTCGGGCACCACGCGGAGCACCACAGCACCGCCGGACGCGCCGCGGACCACACGCTCACCACCACCGCCGCCGCCCGCGCTCATGCACGCGATGGTGGCCGAACAATTAGCTCACCTGCACCGCCATGACCGGATGAGCGGTGCGTCACAATACAGCGGGCGGTGTCAGGTGCAGCGCCGGGTTCGGCGTGCCTCTGCTCCGGAGGCAGCCCGCCCTGATGCCGGATGAACGCCAGTCCCGTGGGATCGTAGTACCCCGGCGCGTGGACGCTCACGCTGTCGAACGTGAAGCCCTGGTCGCCGTCCTCGTCCGACACGCAACTCCGCCACAGGCCCATGCGCAGATCGGGGAAGTAGTACGAGTGCCGCCCTGGCCGGTACACTTCTGGCGCCAACCCGAGCCGCTCGGCGATCTCGGCGATGACCTCGTCGGCCCCGGCCTCGAACAGGTCGATGCCCTCGAACGATCCCCAGTGCTTGGGCGATTCGACGAACGCCACCACCGGTGGATCACCGCGGAAATCCACCCGGATGTCGCGATCCTGGTCGAGCAGGGGTTGTACTTCCGCGCGGGTCATGCCCAGCCGCACCATGCCGGCGAGCGACCGGATGCCGATGTGCGGGACCACCTCATCCGCTGCCATCAGCGCCCTCTGTTGCCGAACAAAGAGCTCACCTGCACCGCCATCATCGAATGAGCGATGCGTCACAAGTCAGCCGGCGGTGTCAGGTGCAGCGCCGGGTTCGGCCCGCGGCCGCCATTGCTTGAGCTGTCGCTCATGCTCCTCAGCCTTAACTCGGCAGAGGGTAAACGCCTCGTCCAGCGACTCCACGCACAGACCCGCATACTCGTCCCGCAACAGTGACCGGAGTGCATCACGACAACCGTCCCCAACCACGATGGCGAGCGGCCACTGGAGCTTGGTCACCCCATCGCGCCCGATCTGAGTGACCCACGCCATGTTGTCTCCCCAGCGGTACACGAGCTCACGGAAGTCGAGGACGGTACACCGTGACCACCACGCCTCCCGGGCGGCTGCGGACGCGGCGAGGATGTACTTGGCGTCCGGCGTGCCCTCGGACCCATCGCGATAGGAGCCGAAGTAGCGAACGACGAGGAACTCGGGAGGTTGGAACTGCGGGCCATCGACGACCGCCACTTCGTGCCGCAAAGCGGAGAGGTCCGAATAGGTCACCGTTCTCAGCCGGACGTTCCCCATCCGCGCCCTCTTCCTGCCGAACGAACAGCTCACCTGCACCGCGAGGTCCCGGGCCGCGATGCGTTCCGAATCAGCGGGCGGTGTCAGGTGCAGCGCCGGGTTCGGCCTCGGGCCACTTCGCGCCGATGAACGCTTGACCGCCCAACTCGACCCGTGTAACCGACAGCGGGTAACGCTGCCCACAAGGCATGCAAAGCGACACCAGCACCTCCGCTCGAGTGATCTCGACGTCGCCGTTTGCACACACCTGCTCTTCGTGCCGTTCGATGGTCACCACCGAATCGCACCTGCGGATTGCTGCGCCGCACAGCGAGCAGTGATCGTAAAGAGGCAGGCTCGCTTCGCTGCTACCCATCCGCTGCGCCCTCTGGTTGCCGAACATAAAGCTCACCTGCACCGCCATCACCGGATGAGCGGTGCGTCCCAGAACAGATGGCGGTGTCAGGTGCAGCGCCGGGTTCGGCTTCTGCGCTGGGATGTGCGGTTCCGCGGAGCCCGCGCCCGCGTCGCGGTTCCGCGGAGCCACCACCGACCCGCACCACCGTGCCGCGGCACACCGGGGGCCACCCACCACCGCACCTCGCGGCGGTGAGCCGCGCCAGACACCCACGGGCCACACGCGGAGCACCACCGACCCGCACCACCGTGTCCCACGGCACCACCAGCCACGCCCACCCGCACCTCGCGGCGGCGAGCCGCGCCCGTCCCGATCGGCACCACGCGGAGCACGGCACGCGGGGTTCACCCATGCGGACCACACGCCCACCACCGCCGCCCGCGCGATCGAGCGCCCTCGGGTGGCCGAACGAACAGCTCACCTGCACCGCCATCATACCGTCAGCGATGCGTCCCAGACTAGCGGGCGGTGTCAGGTGCAGCGCCGGGTTCGGCTCGCTTACCACCGCGGTTCGGGGCGACACGCCGAGCGCCGCGCCTCCGCGGAGCCCGTGCCACCGATGCGGGCGGGCGGAGCACCACCGACCCCGCGCGCCGTGTCGCGGCACGCCGGAGACCACCCACCACCGCAACTCGCGGCGGTGAGCCGCGCCCGCCACCCACGGGCCACACGCGGAGCACCACCGAGCCGACCCGTCGTGTCCCCACCCGCATCCGGCCACGCCCAACCGCACCTCGCGGCGACGAGCCGCGCCCGCCCCGATTGGCACCACGCGAAGCCCGACACGCGGGGTTCACCCACGCGGACCACACGCTCACCGCCGCCGCACGCGCGATCAAGCGACCTCTGGGTGCCGAACAAATAGCTCACCGGCCGCGCACGCCGCGACACGGTCTACCGAGTGCGTAGTTTACAGCGGTCCGGTGCAGCGCCGGGTTCGGCGGGCCTTTACTCGGCAGGCGGCTCCCGCCCGGCCGCGACCTCGTCGATAGTGGCGTTGACCCGCCACGCTGCGTCCAAGTCGCAAGCTCGGAGCTGCGGCGGCACATGCCCCCGGCCGCGGATCCGGGCGACGAGCGCGTCGGGCAACCGCAGCCCGTGCCGCTCGACGTAGTGCGCCAGCGTGTGCGGCCAGAGCCACTCCCCATCCCACCGCCAGGTCGCATTGTCGGTCAGCGACTCGCCGCACAGCGAACATGGGCAGTAGCTCGGCTGCGTGGACCAGCACACCGGCGTCTGCCGCAGGTACTCCAGCAGTTCCGCTCGGTCCGCCACCTGCCAGGACGCATCGAGGAGACGACCGAGGGACGGGAACACATCGTCCTGCGTGGACTCCCAGCAGAAGAAGCCGAACCATCGGTGGGGCCAGTCCCGCCACAGGTCTGCCACCGCCTAAGCCCTCTCTTGCCGAACATAAAGCTCACCTGCACCGCCATCACACGATGAGCGATGCGCCCCGGATCAGCGGGCGGTGTCAGGTGCAGCGCCGGGTTCGGCTCGCTCACGTCCGCGCCGCGCATCCGCGGGAGCCCGCCCACCGGTGCGTGCGAGCGGAGCCACCACCGACCCCACGCGCCGTGTCGCGGCACGCCGGAGGCCACCCACCACCGACACCCGCGGCGATGAGCCGCGCCGACCACCGGCGGGCGCCCCGTGGAGCACCACCGACACGCACCACCGTGTCCCCACGCATCACCGGCCACGCCCAACCGCACCTCGCGGCGGCGAGCCGCGCCACACACCCACGGGCACCACGCGGAGCACCACACGCGGGCGTCACCTTCGCGGACCACACGCACACCGCCGCACGCGCCCTCATGCACGCGATGGTTGCCGAACATACAGCTCACCTGCACCGCCATCACCGGATGAGCGGTGCGTTCCGAATCAGATGGCGGTGTCAGGTGCAGCGCCGGGTTCGGCTCGCCTTGCTCGGGACTGAATCGGCCGCGCCCCGTCAGCAGAGCCGCCAAATGAGGCAAGCGACACCGCCGGTCAACGTTACGCCGGGTTAGGACTCTGCTTGGCTCCACTCAGCCAGCGCCGCCCCGGCACGCCGCAACTCCGCCCGCACGACGCTCAGCGTGGCGTCCGTTTGCCAGCAGCAGGCGTCGTCGGAGGTCGAGCCCATGTACACGCCGAGCAGCACCCGGCCGTCGTCCCCGGCCTCGGCCCGTAGGGTAAAGTCCTCCCCGCTCGCCGTCCACTGCCGCTCGCGGCCGGCGGCGACACCCGCCGCCGATATGAGGAAGTCGCCGAGCTGTCCCATCCCAGGGAAGGCGGGCTCGGCGTCGGGATCAACGGACACGGCGGCCTCGAACGCCGTTCCGCGGAGCCACGCCACCAGTACGCCCGGCAGGTCTGGGTCGGGCGACAGCGACAGCGACATACCCGCCGCCTCAGCGATAGTGACGACCGCCACGAGCACCTCCGGGTGCCTTTGGTGCCGAACAATAAGCTCACCTGACCGGCTGGCGACACCCGTCACCGACAGAGACGTGCAGGAAGCACTACAAAACAAAGCGCGCGGCCGGGTCAGGTGCAGCGCCTGGTTCGGCCTGTCAGCGCCGCGGTTGCTTGGTCCTGTCCCGAGCGCCGTCGCGCTGACGCTTATACACCACCACCTGCCGCCCTTCCCCGGGGCTCAAGTCACCCGCCTTGCCTTTATCACCGACAGAGTAGCAAAGCGTAAGCACGTCTCCTTCGACCTTGAATGCGTACTGCACCTTCTGCTTCGTGTCGGATGTCTCCAAGTCCCACGGGTTGCGGTCTTCGACCGTCAGCCGCAGGAATCCGTCCTCGACCTTAAACGTACCGGACGCGACGTTCCGCTTTCCCTCAAGTCGGATGAATTTATCCCCATCGAGCAGGGCCAGCGACCGCCCGGCGAGCGGATACGCTTCCGCACCTTGCGGGGTCATCAGGAGGTCCGGCACCCAGATTCCCTCCAGCCGCTTCAGGGTGAGCTGCCGATCGATCTTCTCAATCGCTTCGGCTGTCTGGGCGTTCGCCTCAGAACTGATGAGCAGGAGCAGCGCCAAGACGGCCAAGATGGATCGTGCGTTCACGGTTTCGGCCTCCGAAGATACAGGAGAACAACGGGTGACATGGGAAGAACACTGGATGCGACTCGGCGTTTGTGGCCGAACAATGAGCTCACCTGCACCGCCATCATACAGTGAGCATCGCAACGGTGGCCGATGGCGGTGTCAGGTGCAGCGCCGGGTTCGGCTCGATGCCCTCGGCGGTTCCGGGCGCGCTCAGTGCCGCGCATCTGCGGATGCCCGGGCCACCGGTGCGACCGGGCGGAGCGCTACCGACCCGATGCGCCGTGTCGCGGCCCATCGGAGGCCGGCACCAACCGCACCTCGCGGCGATGAGCCGCGCCGGCCACCCACGGGCACCACGCGGAACACCACCGATCCGACCCGCCGTGTCCCCACCCACACCGGGCCACGCCCACCGCACCTCGCGGCGGCGAGCCGCGCCAGACCCGACCGGCACCACGCGGAGCCCGACCCGCGGGGTTCACCCACGCGGGCCACACGCACACCGCCGCACGGGCGCTCCAGCACGCTCGGGTGGCCGAACAGAAAGCTCACCTGCACCGCCAGGATGGAGTGAGCGACACAACGGCGGCTGATGGCGGTGTCAGGTGCAGCGCCGGGTTCGGCTCGCTCGCCTCCGCGGTTCCGGGCGACACGCCGAGCTTGGCGCATCCGCGGAACCCGCGGCACCGGTGCGGCCGAGCGGAGCCCCACCGACTCGAATCGCCGTGTCGCGGCCCACCGGTGGCCACCCATCACCGCACCTCGCGGCGACGAGCCGCGCCCGCCCTGACGCGCGCCACGCGGAGCACCACCGACCCGAACCGCCGTGTCCCCACCCGCACCCCGGCCACGCCCAACCACACCTCGCGGCGACGAGCCGCGCCCGCCCCGACCGGCACCACGCGGAGCCACCACCGACGCGTGGGCGTCACCTTCGCGGACCACACGCCCACCACCGCACGCGCGATCCAGAACGCGAAGGTGGCCGAACCAGTGTTTAGTGTGCGAGGCTTCGCACAATAACACGGGACTATTTCACCCGGTGCACCGCGCGCCGGGGACCGAACTCCTGACCGGGCTTGTCGTTACCGTGTGAAGGGCATCTTCACAATATGCGCAATAACACGGTAACGGCCCGTGCGAAACTTCGACTCGCCCTTCACGGCTCGCACAATAACACGGTAACGGCTCGCGCGAACGGGAAGAGCACTTCGATACTTCGCCCGGTAACAATTGCCCCGCTTGTGCGAGCCGACGCGTTCTTCCGCGCCGTCCGAGCCGACACGCTCAGAAGTGTACCCACGTCGTCGCCTGCGCTCAAGACCCTCATTTCTTTTCGGTCGAGTGCCCGCGCGCCCGTTCGTCCGTCTCGTTCCGCCGGCATCTCAGCCGTCGCGCCGCTCGCAATTTCATCCGGGCAACCCCTTCTCGCACACTGGGCTCGTCAGGTGCGGGCGCCCGCACCTCCGCTCCGTCCGCCGAGGGCCTCGACCGTGCCGAACCTGAAAGCGATCCTCCTGGCCGTGCTGAAACGTGCCGCGTGCCTGTTCGTGCGCTCGCGCCTCGACGGCGCGGTGCCGTCCCCGAGCACCTTCACGCCCCCGCCCGTCATCACGCCGACCGTGGGCCGGGTGGTGTGGTTCTTCCCGGCGGGCCGGTTGCCGAGCGATCAGCCGCTGCCGGCGCTCGTCGCCCACGTGTGGAGCGACACGGTGGTGAACCTCGCGGTCTTCGACGCGAGCGGCAACCCGGTCCCGAACCCGCCCACGTCGGTGCCGCTGCTCTCCGCGGGCAGCGTGCCTCCGGGCGGCGGGGCGTACTGCACCTGGATGCCGTACCAGCAGGGCCAGGCCGCCAAGACCGAGGCACTCGCGAAGCAGCTGGCGGCGCGGTCGTGAACCCGAATCCGCCCACGTCCGACCCGGACCGGCGGGCGGACCCGTGGGGCCGCGACGACGGCCGGCACGATTACGACGTGATCCCGAGGGGCGGGCTGTGGGAGTGAACCCCGAGAAGCTGTTCAGCGGCCTCGACCTGGGCAAGGCCGCGGACTTCAGCGTCCTGGCCACGGTCGGGCGCCGCAAGCTCGACAAGCCCGTCGCGAAGCGGCGGTTCTCGTACTCCGTCCGGTGGCTGCAGAGCTGGGACCTGGGCACGCGGTACACCGCGACCCGGCCCGGCGAGCGGTCCGTGATCGGCGACGTGAAGGCGCTGTACGAGCAGCCGGCGCTGACGTGGACGACGCTCGCGGCGGACTACACCGGCGTCGGCATGGCGGTGATCGAGCAGGTCATGGCGGCCCGGGTGAAGGCCCGGTTGCACCCCGTGTGCATCACCGCCGGGCACTCGATCAGCACTCCCGACGAGACCAAGGACCGCTCCTGGCACGTTCCCAAGAAGGAGCTGGTCTCCACGCTGGTCGTGCTGCTGGAGAACGAGCTGCTCAAGTGGCAGGCCCCAAACACCCGGGGGGCGCTGCCCCTGATCGGGCGGTTCGAGAAGGAGCTGCAAGCGTTCCGCGAGCACGTCACCAAGTCGAAGAACGTGACCTTCGGGGCCGAGCAGAGCCAGCACGACGACATCGTGATGGCCGTTGCGCTGTGCTGCTGGCTGGCGGAGCACAGCGGGGGCGGGGACGCGGCCGGAATCGGCGTGCCCGACGAGCGAGACGCGAGCGCGATCGGCGGGGCGCCCGCCGGTGTGTTCGCCAGCGGGAACGGGTTGTGAGGGCAAGGGGAGAAGGTTCAGACGGCGGTGCCAGGTGCAGCGCCGGGTTCTGCCCTCGGGCTGTGCGTGTGCAACCCGTAATATCGACACACTCCTAGCTCAGCGTCTAAGCGCTACTAACGCCTCGGCACATCAACGAATACCAGCGTGCGTCCTCCGTAGGGCAACTCGACACGCAACCGCTTGCTCGATGGCGGAATATCATCAAGGGGAATAAAGAGGTCTCCACTTTTGTTGGGATCGATCCGGTTGCCGGAGAACGTCCCGTACCACTGGCGATTGAGCGGCGGTCGCAGCGGATGGTCACGAGCGCCGGCTGCGTAAAAGACGTTTCGGTATTCGTCGGTAATCCGAGCCGGTTCAGGATGCTCATCCCACGACGGCAAGTAATGGACCTTGCCCGCGTGTCTGTTCGCGACCTTGATCGCCAGCACGAGCCCGGAATCTGTCTTCGCGATCTCCTTCACGCTGATCACAAGCCCCTCGTCCTCGAACGACTCGCCGGCTTTAATTTCGCGCGCGGAGTCTTTCTGCTCGTGATTCTTGCCCTTGTTGCAACCTGCGGCGAGTAATCCAACCGCTATAATGTACAAAAGGCGATTCAT